GCCAGTGTCTGGTCGTTTTCATGGACTATGACCGTCTCGATATTGTTCTGAAGAGTGATCAGGAAGTTGTCCTTGCCGCACAAAGCTTGGTTGATAGCGGTAACCAGCACTTGCTCAATCTGGCTTTCCGGCACCGTGCGGGCATCGCAAAACAGCCCTGTATTCTCCAAGCGGCTGACTCACCGCCAGACTATGGACTTTTTGCCACGGTTGTTCCAGCGAACCCTGCGAAAAACCTCTCCGCAGTTTCCGCAGATAATCATCTGGGCGAAAAAGTGATTGCTGATGAAGGTTCTGTTTTTCCCACTTGGGCTGGTGTGGACGATTCGGCGGCGGATAAGCTCCTCCTGCACCTGCATGAAAATTTCACGCGGGATGATGGCTTCATGACTGTTTTCCACATAGTATTGCGGAACAAGGCCGTTATTCTTGACCCGCTTTTTCGTAAGGAAGTCAACGGTATAGGTTTTCTGCAGCAGGGCATCGCCAATGTATTTCTCATTTCGCAAAATCTGGTTCACGTTGCTGGTATGCCATCTTTCCTTACCGGCTCCGTTCAGAATACGGTCCGCTTCCAGACCACGGGCAATTTTGAGCATGCTGGCTCCCTCAAGGTATTCCCGGTAGATACGTTTTACGGTTTCAGCTTCTTCCGGCACTATTACAAGATGCTTATTCTCATCCTCTGTATAACCGAGGAACCGAGCACAGTTTATCTGGATTTCGCCCTGCTGGTAGCGGTACTGCAAGCCCAGCTTGACGTTCTGGCTCAAAGACTGGCTTCCCTGCTGGGCAAGCGACGCCATAATCGTCAGCATAACCTCACCCTTGGAGTCCATAGAGTTGATATTTTCTTTTTCGAAGCAAACCGGAATGTTCTTATCCTTGAGTTGACGGATGTATTTCAGGCAGTCCAGCGTATTTCGGGCAAACCGGCTGATGGACTTTGTGATGACCATGTCGATATTGCCGGCCATGCACTCGTCATAATAAAGCCCGGCAAAATCCCAGTCAGGATTTGATTTGATGTAGGAGTCATAGTGCTTTATCTGTGTGTCGAGACTGACCAGCTGATCGTCACTATCGGTGGACACACGGCAGTAAGCGGCAACACGCAGTTTGGGACGCTCTGTAAAATCAGCCGTATTTTCAGTGATTTTTGTTACCTTTTTCAACTTGTCACCTCCTTGTCAGTGTGACATATTACCTCTAAAGTTCAGTAATATCAACGATTTGCGGGCATAATCTGTGCCAGTGCAGGCGAGAAAGATTCTCTGTTTAATGCGGTTATCTTGTTGAATTCTGACAAGGAAATAAGTCCACAATTCATCATTGCGGTCAGTATCTGTTGCGCCCTGACATAATCGACTTCGCGCTGCATTTGCTCCTGCGCTACAGGCCTTTTTTTCGATACAGCATTAATATTGCTTGTGCTGATACCTTGGTATTGTATGTTGTTCACTCAGATTTCCTCCATTCGGAGGGGAAATAAAAAGCGCCCCTCTACCGTCTACAGACAGAAGAGGGGCACTTGCGTACCAGCATATGCTGGTTATTCGGTTTTGATGAAAGCATCCGTAAATCCCGCCGCCTTGAATCTTTTGAGCATGACATCAGCATTGGCTTTGACGGCGTAAGCACCGACTTGTACACGGTATAGCTTTTTCGGTTCAGTTGGGGTGAGCGTGGGAGGCTTTGACGGTTCTGTTTCCGTGAGTAGCCTTTTTACCTCCGCTCTAAATGTATCCATTGACTTGCCGTGCTTCGGAAAACAGTGGCCTGGGTCGGCATGGTTACTGGCGATGCCGCGTTTATGCCCCTCGTAATGACCGATAATAACGCCATCCGCCATCGGGTCAAGCTTATACTCCTTGCAGAGATAGGCACACAGTTCTGTGGATTCCTTGTAGACTGCGTTGAAATAGGCTTTGTCGGTTAGGCCATCCTCGCAGACTTCAAACCCGATATGGGTATCGTTGACCGAGCCTTTTGAGCCGGAGCCACCGTGCCAGCCACGATGATTCCACGGCAATGTCTGGTATGTTGAAATACTTCCGTCAGCCAACTTGCCTATGAAACCGTGAACGCAGACCTGCCTGCCATCGGGCCTGTCTTGATTCCAGTGGTTGTTATATTGATTTTTGCCGAGCAGGCCGTCGTCCGGACCCACATAACGGCGCAGATTCGGATTGTTCGCACCGGTGGAGTGAACCATAATGCCTTTGACAGTAATAGTTCTGCCAGCCTTATAGCAGGCGTTGTTTGTGAATATCAATTTTCGTAGATTCATTTCTGTTCATCCTTTCCATGAAGCTGTGCCAGCACATCTTTTAACTTTGCAGGCACGGATAACCCAATAGCCGTGGCATTATCAACGAGAGAAATTCCCTCATTAGCAATGTAGAAGAAGATAACCGCCGTACGAAGTGGTGCTTCCGTGCCGCCGAGCAGATAGGTGTCGATGAGATGACCAATGCCGACCACAAGGAATAGCACCACCTTCTTGGCGATACCCTGCGCTCCGATTCGACTGGACATTTTCTTCTTCACAATTGCCCGAAGCACGTCCATGATGTAGTCGACGACCACAAAGGCGATGAGCGCATAAAGGAAGCCGTCCAATCCGCCTAAAAACCACCAAGCGTCCCGCCGATGGCTGCAAAAGCAACCTGAATCCAGTTCTAAATCTCTTTCATTTTCGTTTTACCTCCTGTTTTTTCGCATAAAAAACGCCCGCTGAAATAAGCAGGCGCGAATGCCGATATGAAGAATCATTCTTTAACTCTGTTTCGGGAGTGCCTCCCAAAGCCGCAAGTCTTCCTGACCGAGTGACCATATGGCAAAACAACGCAAACCCCATCGGTATGCCACTTCATTTGCCCAGTAGACAATCGAGTCCACGTCTTGGTAGTAGACGATACCAAAACCATCCCCATCCCCGATGAATACCCTCGAACACCAGACGTTGATGCCGCGTGGTGTGAATTTTGCCGTGTAGTCAGCGTTGCAGGGAATGTATAGCATCGCCGAATGCACGAAGTCATAGTCCATAGAGATATCCTCGCTTAGGGTAACGGATTCCTCCACATCTGAGGTAAGCGTCAATACCTCGAAATCACTGTCCCATGTCACGCTACTCCGAGCGATCCTCCTTTTTGAGAACTTTAGCCTTCGGATGGCGCTTCCACAATGATGAGGGGATTATGCGATATTTGGTCAACCTATCATTTAAACCTGTCCGAAAAAAGTTATATACATAGTTAATTTGGCATCTTTCAGCCTTTATCTTCCAATCGCATTATTATAGAACTAGCTTCATCGCTTTACAACATTTTGAGGGTCTTAATTTTATTGATTCCAGATAGGTGTCAGTTTCCCAAATAACGCATATCTTGCGTTATCGAATTCATAGGAGCAGGTACACAAGGTGATGATCCGGTCGTCAGCCTTTACTATGGTGTTGGATTCGAAGGTTGATTTCTTCTTGAGCAAATCAACATAACTTTGGAAATCATAGTCATCTTTAAATTCGAATCGGACAGACTCATAATTTCCATCAACAATAATTCCTGCAAACAGCTCAATCGTAAAGTTACCAGCAGGGGTATACAACAGCATGGTCGGGAAGTTGTCGTAATACCGTTGATCTTTGTACTTTGTTAAGGAAGAAAACATAGAACCATCTTTCATGTTGTGTCCGTATATAATCACGTTTTTATCTGAAAAATCGCTATGATTACGATAATCCATAAATATAGAACCCCGCTTGTTACGCTCACCAGTAAACAGATGACGAAGATAGAAATCGTTGTCTTTTCCCCGAACCACGGGATAATCTATTTCCGTACCTTTAGCGGCAATCCATCCTACAACATCTGGATTGATTCTCTCCAGAGATATGAAGTCTACTCCGTTGATTTGTTGCTCTTTTTTTTCTTCTGATGACGCTTCACCGGCAGTATGCAGCAGTGTGCTGCCTTGGTCAGTAGAAGTGTCTGGCAATTCTCCCAGAAGACGAAGTTGCTGATAGGCGGCATCGCTTTTGGCATACTCCCGACTATCTGAAAACAGGACAAAAACTGAGCACAGAATGCCCACCGCGCACAGCGCCATAAAAATATGCAATATTAAGCGCAGTCGTGTCTTTCCAAGGTTTTTCATCCCATTCTCCTTTCTATCCGAAAAACCGGCGGCAAGATTTTATATTTCCCGCCGCCGGTTCTCTGTCTGATTATTTCTGATTTCCCTTTCTGAAGTATTTCTTACGTAAGGCGAGATCGGCGGCGGTAAGAGCCATAAGCGTTATGGAGAAAAAGAGTAACCCCAGCTTCGCAAGGCCGCCGGCCTGATTGTCTCCTGTGTAGGGCATACCGTCTTTCCCGCCGTCCACAGATCCTTGCGAGGTACCCCCATCGCCAATATTATTGGTAGGGTTGCCAGGCGCGCCAGCGTTGTCAGGCGTATTGCCATGGATGTTTGTAAACGATGCGGTCTGCAAAGTATCAGCGGAGATGGTACCGACTGCTCCTGTGCTGGTCGACGTATATCCATCCTTGGAGTAGTCGGCTTCGGTCACGGTATATTGCGTGCCTGCCGGCAAGCCGGTGATGGTGATGCTCTCACCGCTGGCAAGTAAAATGGTATCGCCGCTGTGGATGGTTCCTGTGGATGCACCGGTGTAGGGATAGGCGTCCGATACACCGATAAAGGTAACGGTGAACTTAAACTTTTTGGTGAAATCTGCTCCCTGGCCAGTGACCGTTTTACTGATGGTCAGATTTCCAGTACCGGGAGAGGGATGCGAAACATTTCTTGTGTTGGTGAAGGATGCTATTTGCGTAGCATCAGCCACAATATTTCCAGTTGCTCCTGTGCTGGTCGAAGTATACCCGTCGCCGGAGTAGTCGGCTTCGGTCACCGTGTAAGTTGCATCTTTTGGTAATCCTACAATAGTTATACTTTGTCCGTGGGCGAGGGAAATAGTATCCCCGCTAGCAATGGTTCCGCCAGGTATTCCATGACCGACATAAGTGTATGTGCCTGTTGCACCGTCAAGCGTAATGGTAAAGTCAAATGCTTTCTCAGCATCGCCAGCATTGCCAGTGACCGTTTTACTGATGGTCAGATTTCCAGTACCGGGAGAGGGATGCGAAACATTTCTTGTATTGGTGAAGGATGCTATTTGCGTAGCATC